ACTTTCCACATCTCTTGGAACATACCTTGAAATTGTTTAGTGCCGCGATCTACAACAATAGAAGTACCTGAAGCCATGATTATTTCCTTTTCTTAATTAAATAAATAAACTAGAAAGGCCCTTCTCCTTGTGAGAGAAGAGCCGATCAGTTCAATTAAGCTGGAACAACCAGAGCAACAGCACCGTAGTCACGCAACTCAGACACACCGTACAGAGTATCAGAAGTGAACAAAGTACCAAGCCATTCTTGCTTGTACTGAGTTTGAGCACGGATACCTTGTTGTTCCACCAAGACCATAGAGTCTTTATGGCCCATCAAACACACGCGGTCAGGAGTAGAAGCATCAGTCGAGTCAGCGTTTGTCGATGTAAACACCGGCATACCGTACAAGTTACCGATTTCACCGTTGCGGATAGTGTTACCAGCACCAGATTCACCCACGAAAGCTTGCTCAGTGTAACGAGCCAAGCCCATCAAAGTGTTACGGCTTGAAGGAGGGATCATGAAGAAACGGTTATCCATAGGCACGTCTTGGTCGTCAAGGCGTTGGATAGAACGGCGGATAGCTGCGTCAGTCAAGGCAGAAGCGTTGCTTGAGCCGTAAGTGTAAGCAGTAGTACCATCACCACCAACAAAACCACCAGTATAGTGAGCGTTAGCTGCGCCACCGTTGAAGGTACGGCCCAATTGGATCAAGTCGGTATCCACTTGTTTAGCCAAAGCGTAACCGGCATCATCAGTGTAGAACTGACGCAACGAAGCCAAAGCTTGAGTTTCCACGATATCTTCGATCAAACGGCTATATTCGTAATGCTTGTTAATAGACACTGCGATGTTGCTGTTTGTAGAAGCAGCTTGGATGGTAACAGTAGTAGCGGCGGCTTTAGCAGAGGCAGCACCACGGTTAGGCGAAGGGATATAGATGGTATCGCCACGCTTGCCCTTGAAGTTCAGTTTCTTGACCAAGTTAGCCAAGACCAAGTTCTTCTTGTAAGCAGCTACGATCTCATCAGACCAAATTGCTGGGATAAACTTGCCAGTTACTGAACTAGCTGTTACGGCATTGCTGCCATCAAAATAAGTAGCCATTTTTAAAATTCCTAGTTAAAATTAAATAATATAAATTACTTCACGCGACCTTCAGCGTAAGCTTGCATAATCTCATCTTGAAGAGAGTTATAACGGTCACGATCAGTGAGTTGCAGCCGAATAAGGTCTGCCCTTCGATAGACTCGTTTAGAGGATTCACCAGAACCACCTGTATTCACAGCAGCGGCTTTCAAACCACGAGTAACAGCTTCTTTACCGGAGTCTGATACTTGTTGAGCTTTAATGCCTTTCAACTGTTTAAAGGTAGACAACAATTCATTAGCGCTATCGTAATCAAACTCGCCATCAGCTTTAGCGTACAAACCGAGACGGACGGGAGATTGTTTTACCCACTCCGCAAACTCAGGATCTTGAACAACATTACTGAAGTCTGGATGACTTTGATTTAGCTTTTGTTGAATCTGCATCTTTTTGAACTCAAGCGAACTCTGACGAGCAGCGAGAACATCGGGATGAGAATCAATTGATTTACGAATTGCCTTCTGAGGGTCTTCAAAGAAGTCAATTTCAGGCTCTACTTCAGTAGCCGGAGGTTTACTATTAGAGTTGAGAGATTGTTGCAACAGTTGGTCAGCTAGTTTACGAACTTCACCTACCTCTTGTGCTTGTTTACCAATTAGCTTTTCAGCTTCTTGGTGCATCTTGATAATCTCAGCAGCACTTTTACCCTTGTATTTTTCGGGAATGTCGCCATGATCTTCTTCAATCTTCGTAGCGCCACCTGTGAGTTGTTCGACTACATCGAGTTCACTTTGGTTATTGGAACTATCATCTTCAATAATATCTACTAACATACTGATCCTTTTCCTGCCGATAATATATAACGGTTCTAGGAGTAATTTTAAAAATGAATACGACCTATTAAATAGAGGTTTCTGTATTCCCTTGTTTTTTCTCTTGAGCGAGCTTTTCAGATCGCTTTCGATTCCACTGACTGTAGGCTGTTGGAAAAGAGCCTGTAAAAGCCTCCAGTTTCATGGTGGGTGCACTCATAACTCTAGTAGCTTCAACGCCACATTCCTTACAAGGAGTTGCGTGGACTGTCTCATCTACAAAAGCTTCAGTGCGGTGGGAATTCGTACAAACAAACTCATAGATTCGTCTAGCCATTGGCTGATTCCTCTTTAATCTGTTCAAACGTCTTCTCATACGAGCTTTTCAACCCGTAAAGCCAGTTCAATATATCCATCTGTCCACGACGAAAGTCTAAATTGTGTGTTTCCGTGACAGAGGATAGCTTGTCGTAGCTATTCTTTACTCGATCAATGTCTTCCATCAGATCGTTCCACCCTTGAGTGGACATCATCATGAAAGCATTATCGTAAAACTTATGTAATTCTTGTAGTCCCAAAGGAGCGTCTAGTTCTTTATCCATATGTGGAGAACCTTGTAGTTAATAAAAGTGTACTGTATAGTACTTTAATTGATTTGTCAATAGTTTTACAGTACTTTTTATACTTATTTATTCCAAGGCGTTCCAGTAGCCTTCTTAGGCGCTTTCTGGTCTTCAATGTTTGCTGTCAGAGAAGCGTTAATGGCAATGAGTGTGTCTTCACCCAAAGCGCTCTTTACCCAGCCAATGACGATTTCTTCAGTGAGATCAGCGTAGGGAATCAAGTTCACACCGTCTTCTTTGGTGAAGCTCTGTGTTGAATATGTTGACGCTGAAAAGTCACCATCGGTTTTGATGGCTGTCCAATGAACTACGGTGACGAAACCGTCTGCTGTGTCACGGTCAAGTGTTGTGATTTTGAATGTAGTAGTCATGGTTTTTCCTTACAGGTTAGCGGCATCTAAACGTGCCTTGAGGGTTTCAATGATGGCTTGTTGTTCTTGGATGGCTTTGACCAAAATAGCTTCAGTTTTGTTCCAACCAGTGACGGTCAAATAATGATTTTCAGAACCATCATCTCCAACAGCGTCAGGAAATACTTGTTGCATCTCTTGAGCAATAAAACCAGTTTGATGACCGCCTGTTTTGTAATCAAACTCAACAGGTCGCAAAGCCAAAACTTTTTCCAACTGAGGAGAAAGATCAACCACGTTTTCTTTTAAGCGAATATCGGAAAATGAACCAAAAGCTGCCTGAGAAGCGCCGTTTCCGTTAATCTGACCGCCGCCGTTATTATCGTTGTTGTATGAAAAACCAATGTAACGTTGTGAGGTAGAACTGTCGTTTTGAAATTTTGCTACGTATATACCAAACAAAGTAGCATCTGTACCTGCTGTGTTTTTAAAGTTGGCAATTCGTTGCGAACCATCACCGTTTACGCCCAATTTACCAGTTGCACTTGTAGTCCCCACCAGCAAGTTACCGCTGGTCAGGCGCATTTGTTCGGAGCCGCCAGAAAGCCACATGTACGCCCGCTGTGACGAGGTGCTGTTCTGGTCAAACGAATCGAACTGAACGCCGTTGGCTGTCAATGCAAATGAGCCAACACGGTTAAACGAACCGTTTTCAATTCGGATGTTTGCAGCAGTCGTCGATGCCGTGTCGTTCTTGAACGTGTTTCCGTCATACGTCAGCGCAGAACCAGTGGTCAGCACCTTAGAGCCGTTTAGGTAAGCTACGCCGTTGGCAGTTCCGGAAGTTAAGACGGGGTTTTGAGCCAATGTAGCTACTTGACCTGTAGAAATACCAATAGCTTCTGTAGTACCGTTAGACTGCAGCGACAAAGCACCGGCGCTCGCCACTGCACCGGATAGAAGAGAGACTTGAGTAGCCATATTTTAAATTTCCTCGTTAAAGATTAGAAGGTTTAAGCCGTTTACGGCGTACCGTTAGAAACAATATTAGTTGCGGAAGTAATCACACCAGTGGAAGACATAGATGCAATTGTTGTAGCGCCAAACTTAAACAATAACTTACCGCCAGATTCAACAATAGAGAAACCTGTTGTTACCACAGAACCCGCTGAACCTGTAGTGTTCTGATTTAGTGTTGGCACATCAGCGGCAACAAGAGTACGGAACGTAGGCACGCCTGCGACACCGTTAGGGGCTGCAAGAACTGTATTGGCTGTTTGAGAAGCAAAATTAGAAGGTGTTACAGCTAATGTTCCACCGAGTGTTAAGTTCCCTGTGCTTGTTACAGTTCCTGTTAAAGTCAAACCGCTAACTGCACCTGCACCGCCCACTGAAGTAACTGCTGAGGTCAGATATGTACTTGTATCTAATGTCCAAGTATTAGCCGCAGTTTTCTTAGCGAAGCCTGCTGTACCTGAAAGAGCTGCAATAGCATCAAGGTCGGCATCCCATGCTTGAACGTTAGTGCCAATAGCTAAACCGAGGTTTGTACGTGCAGTTGCAGGTGTTACGTTTACCCAGTATCCTGAAGCATTACGTTGTAAGATATCGTTAGTTGCTTCTGAAGTTAGTTGAACGTTACTGTCAGTTCCGCCAAGCATAGAACCATGAGAGATCTCCACACTAAACGATCCCGAGCCTCCGGGGCCAGCTTTAATCACCGTGCCTAAAGACACTTTAATATTAGGAGCTACTGGTTTAACCTTTGTTGGGTTGCCAGTTACAGGGTTATACCAAATAGTGTCATTATCAGCCCATGTTTCACCATACGCAGTACCGTCAGTAGTGACACCGTGAATGAGACCCCAACTTGTAATACGTCCAAAGGCGTTAAGAGCTAAAGGTTCTGTAGCAACGCCAATGATAATGTCGCCATTAGTAATACCTGCTACTGTTGGAGCAAAGGTGACAACACCTGAGGCGCCTACTGTTCCCGTTTGATAAATAATTTGCAGAGGGGAATCAGTGATTGCTGCACTAGCTTTACCGTAAACAAACAGTTCTTCACCAATCTGCTGAGTAATGTTTCCACCGCCCATACCAGCATTCCATGAGCCAGTATTTCCGTCATACCAAAGACGACCAGCAGCTACAGTGACAGCGGAAGATCGGAAGAGC